CGAGGATATCCACGTTGGAATCGATGTTGGATCCCGCGGCGATAAAGTCGAATTGCTCGGGGCCGACTGAGGCGAACACGCTCGTGTAGGCGACCTCTCCGACCCCATCGATGCAGCCGGCCGCGACCGAGGTTGCGTGGTTCACCGTCGCGGTAAGGCCCGTCGGCAAGGTCTCGCCCGGTTGATCGTTCAGGCGAATATCGTAGTCGTTGCCCATCGCGCCGACGTGCTTGCGGGTAATCACGTTCGCGCTACCCGAAGTCGTGATCACGAAGGGCGAATCGGGGATCGCGCCCATGTAGGCGGTGACCTCCGCGATTGGGCTCCCGTTGACAGCGTGGGGAATCGCGTACCGCGTCCCGTTGATGTAGAGGTAAATCGTCCCCGCGTCGCTCGTCGCGCCAGCCCAGACGATCGTCGAGACCGCGGCCGTACCGCCGCCCGGGTCCGCGAGACCGATTGCCCAGAACTCGGTCGCCTTATTGTTTTCGAAGTGGGCCTTCGCCATTTCGTGCAATTGCGAGCCCAGGCCGAAGAACGTCCCAACCTGAGCGGCCGAGTACGCGCGCGTCGGCACAAGCGCCGCAACCGGCGAGCCCGTAATGAGCTGGCCGATATGCAGGACTCGGTAGGTCTTGAGCGAGAGCGCGGAGGCGGAGCGCCGCGCGACGATCTCGGTATAGGCCCCGGGGCGTTTGATCCCGACCGGGATCAAGTCGAAGGTAATCGGCATCGGTCTACGTCTTGGGCTTGGGAGCCTTCGAAGGCTCGGGGGCGGATACGGTTCTGCGCTCGGGGGCGGGTTGCGGGTCGCGCTCGGGGCGCGGCGCGGCCGGTTCTGGGGCGATCGAGACCGAGCCGTCGGCCATTCTTCGGGCCCAGTAGGTATCGAGCTTCGCGACCTCGATTCCTTCCGGCGGAACCCTCCCGCGCGAGGACGGGTCGATCACCGTCGCGCCGGGTTTGGGGAGCAGTCTCATAGCTTCAACGCTACGGGCCCGCGTTGCGCGAGACAAGCGGGGCGAGCCGCCACCACAGCGGCCCGCCCCTTCCAACCCCAGGCCCCGCGCAAGGCGAGCCCCAGGCCTACGGAACGATACCCACCGTGTTCTCGAGCCAGTCGAGCGCGTCGGCCGCGAGCCCGCCCGCGGTGAGCGCATAGAGGCCCGTCGCGTTGTGATAGACCCAGCGCCCGCCCGACGTGTAGGCGTTGCCCGTGCCCACGACTCCGACGAGGCGGAACGTCGTCGCCGAGAGCTTGGTGATCACGTGGACCCCGTTCGCCTCGGTCGCGCCGAGGACGCCCGCGATTTCGACCGTCGCCCCGGTTTGCTGAAAACCCTCGGCCGCGATCGTGATATCGACACTCCCGCCGAGCGGGTTCGAGACCGCGGTTATTTGCCCGTTGGTCTCGGGGTTCCCGGCCGCGGGCGTTCCCCAGCGCGCGCGATTGGTGATCCCCAAGGCGTTGAGCCGGTCCTCGATTTCCGGGGTGAAGAACGCGTCGTCGGCAATATGCAACCCGGGAACGAGCGCGGTCGGGTCGGCCCCGACGAGCGGAGGAACGGACGGGTTCCCGGGACAATTGACGTACCAAGCGGTCTGGCGAACCTCGGCGAGTTCCTCGTCGTCGTGGATCCCGTCGACGAAAAGCGCCGCCGGCGAGACCGCCATCTTCGGCGCGAGTGGAATTTCCAACCAGCCCAAGTGATCGAGCACGGTCACGGTTACGGGTCCGATCGTGTTCGCGCCCGAGCCGGTGACCTCGAGAGTTTCCCCGCCGGCGATCACGTTCCACTCGCCGCGATTGACCAAGACTTCGGCCGTCGCGGTTGGGCTTCCCGAGATCGTCGCGACCGTGAACGTCTTCGTCGTGTCGCCGACCACGTTGAGCTTGGCGCCGACCGAGATCGAGCCCGCGAGCGTCCCGACGACTTGGAGCCTGGGGTGGTATCGGTAGGCTTCCTCGAGAACCGCAGGCAGCGAAGCCGGCGAGCCGCGCTTCCTCGAGGGGTCAGCCTGGGCGAAGTTCCACGGGATCCCGACCCCGATCAGCGCGCGCATCCTCGGCGAGGCCCGCGGCGCGAGCGCGTCGAGGGTGACGCCCCACGGTTTCGAGAGGTACGGGAAAAGGCCCGAGGTCTCGGTGAGTCCCGCGATCATCGCCAGGAACCACGACCCCGCGGAGTTGCCATAGGCGACCATTTCGTCGGGTCGGATTCGCGCCGCCAGGTTGGCCTTCGCGAACGAGAACCACGCGGCGCCGGCGATCAGATTCCGCGGATATCCCACGCCCCACGGGCAAGCGTTGTCTTGGCTCGGCGGGTGGAATCCGGTCGGGTACTCGCAAACGAAAACCGTATAGCCGACCGCGCGGAAGGCGTCCGCGATCGCGTCCGCGTTGCCGAGCGATTTCGTCGGGTAGCGAAGAACGTCGAGCGTGAAGGGCGGGCCGCCCCAGCCGCCACCGTGCCAGAGTGAGATCGAGGGCCGCGGGCCGACCCACGCCCCGTAACCGCCCAGGGGCTCGAACTCCCACGCGACGCATTCCCCGAAGTCGGGGTTGTATTGGTGGACCGCGTAGGCCTCGGATTGCGAATAGGGCATAGGGCTAAAAGTCCGTGGTGAGGAGCGCTTGGCGGAACTCGCCGCGCACGACGCCCGAGGCGGGAACGAAGGGGAGCATGGTTCCGCGGATCGCCAGCCGCAGGCCTTGGGATTGGTAGTCGTGCCCGATCAGCACGGTTGGCGAGGTCGGGTTGTCGAGGCCCCGGAGAATCCGGCGATGGACCGGCGCCGCGTAGCCTGATCCCCAGCGGAAGTCGGCGGTCCAGACTTGGCCCTGGGTGCGGTCCTCGTTCCGGTGGGACTCGCATCGAATCACCACGTCGAAGGGTTCGCGGCCGCTGGCGATCATCGTCGGGAGCGCGCCCGAGAGGAACTCCAATTGGTTTGTAAGCAGGGTCGACCCTTGCGACATATTCGTGAGCGCGAAGAGGTTCTGGCCCAGGCCGAGCACGATCGACAATTCCGGAATGTCGCTCAGGACTAGGTTCGGAGAACCCGAGAGCATGTCGCCCGGGGAATGGGTTTTGATTATTGGGTCGGTCGCGACGGGCGTTCCCGCGATTACCTGAATCCCGAACGTCTGGAGTCCTGAGTCGTATTCGACGAGCTTCCCTCTCCAGCGGGTGTCGCGGCCCTCGACGAAGTCGCCAACCGTGAAGGACCCGGCGAGCGTCGTATAACTCCCGCGAACCGGGAGCGTGTTTTCGGTCCAGCCCGAGAGCATGAGCACGAGGGCGTTCCCCTTCACCACGCGCCCCGGCGGAATCCAGAAGGTTTGGTTTTGGTACTCGGGGATTTTCGGCCAACACGGGGGTTGCTGGGTTCCGAGTGTCGGGTTCAAAAAGGTCTGGGACGATTGGGCTCCAATCGTGTTGTAGACCGGGCCCGCGTTCGCGCGCCGCTGGACTTTCTGCCCGAGCGTATTCGTATATCCGGCGGTGGATCCGGCGCCGAACGTGAGGGTGATTCCGGCGAGGTTGTTTCCGACCGAGGCCTGGAGGTCCTCGGCCGCGCCGGTCCCGGTCCACAGTGAAACCGTGAACGTCTTCAGGCCGACGTCCAGCTCGATCAGTTTTCCCGTCCATCCGGTCGAGAGCCCCGTCAGGGTTTGCCCGACGGTCACCGTCCCGTTCATCGTCGTATAGGTCCCGCGGACCTCGGTCCGCCAGAGGATATCGACGTCCTCGGGCACGACCCCGGGTTGGTAGCCCATGCGGCATCGGCCGTTCCACGAGCCCAGCACGCGGCGGGTTTGCGCGGGGAAGTCGATCCCGACCATAGGCCCGCGCACGCCCAGGCCCCGCAGGGCCTCGCGCGAGGACTTCGCGAGGTACGCGGTCTCGCCGCTTTGCACGACGCGCGGGGTCGCGGTGAGGACCCTCGAGGCGTCGAGCGGGAGCAGCGGCGCGGCGAGGGCGGACACGGTCGTGTGCTTGCCCAGGGCGCCGGCCGCCTCTTGGATCGGGATTCGATCGCCGGCCGCGGGCGTGGGTTGCGCGGGGAGTTTCGCCGGCGGCCAAGCGTCGACCCCGTCGACGCGAACCGGCGCGCCGGCCGTGTCGGCCTGGCGCGCGATCAGGGTCCCGCGGTTGTCGGCGAGGCCTTGCGCGGGCCCGACCCCGATCGAGTCCGCGTCGGCCAAGGCCTTGAGCTTGGAGGTCTTCCCCAGAACGACGGGGCCTTGGGTCAGGGGTCTCTTCGTGGCCATCTAAATTTCCTGGACAAGCAAGGGCGCCGAGGCGCCGGATTCGTCCTCGAGCGGCAGGTCCCCTTGGGGGTCGCGCTCGAGGTAGGTCGTCAATCCCGCCGCGTCTTCGATCACAACCCCGAGCGTCGGATCGATTTCGAGCGAGGTCTGGGTTCCGGTTTGGTCCTCGACAATTGCGGCGATGGAGGTCGCCACGGTCCGCGGGAACAACACGTGGTCCTCGGCGTGGATCGGCAGCGGCGAAGACGGAATAGGCATTGGCGCGCGGGTCATTCGTCAGGGCGTCGCGTTGTAGTACGTATGGGCCGCCAAGAGATCGGCAATCGCGCCCGGGTCGCCTTCCCTCGCCTCGGTGTAGTACATGAACTCCCAGGTGAGCGTACCGCCGCCGACCAGGACTTCGCCGCCGTCCGCGACCCTCATCGCCCAAGAGAGCTGGCGCCCTTCGCGCGCCGCGCCGCCTAGGCGTGGATCGACGTAAAGCAGTTGCTCGACCTCTTCGGCGAAGTCGTCTAATTGGTCGTCGGGCGGGAACCCGCTCCGCGCGTCTTCGAGGAGCAGCTCGATCAGCACGCGCGCGCGGCGGGTGTACTCGGGCGGGCCGGTTTGGTCGAGGTCGCTCTCGTCGTCTTGGGTGTGAATGACGATCGCCGGCGTTGCGAGTTTCCAGACTTGGTCGGGCCGGTTGGTCGAGACTCGCTCGCCCGCCATCGTCCGACCGCGAAGGCGGTCCGCCACCGCGCGCCGAATCGCCTTGAGCTGGGCCGCCATCGCCCTAGGCCTTCCGCAGGAAGACGCGGAGCGTTCCCTCGCCCTCGTCCTGGGGTTGCTCGGTCACGACGTAGCGGGTCGTGGTTCCGCTTTCGCGAATCGAAAAGTGAGAACCCTCCGCGGGGTGATCGCCGGCGGGGAGTTGCGACTTCTCGACGATCAGGACCGGAGTATTCGACGCCACGGGGGTGTTGGTTTGCGGGTCGACGGTGACGCTCGATGTTCGGAAGACTCCGCCCGCCAACGCAACCGAGCCTCCCGAGAGAGGCTCGTAAGTGATCCAGTCGTGGTCGGAGTAATTGGTCCCGAACGCCCGACGTCCAAAGCGGTTGATTCGCTCCGAACGGCCGGAAGGATCCACGGGCTCCGCCTCTCGGCGATTAGGCGGCGGCGCCGGTCAAGCGAACGCGGCCGATCGTCGCGCCGGCGGAGTTCGCCTTGATGGTGACAGCGTGCCCGACCTTGATGTGCGCGCCGGCCGTCGCGGTCAGGCGGCGGTTGGCGTTATCCCAATAGATCGCGATTCCCTCGGTCCAGGCCTCGGTGCCGAGAGCGGTCACGTCGAAGACTCCGACGACCTTCGCCTGGACGGGAGTCGAGATCGCCGCGGTTCCGCAGGCAATTCCGAATTGCGTTCCCCATTGGAGCCCCTGGCCGGGGGTGACCGCGTAGGGGGCCGAGGAGCATTGGATGGTGTCTCCGGGAGCGACGAAGTTCTGCATGGTCTCGAGAGGTTCCGGGTAGGCGTGTTGCGTGTTTTGGTGAGGGGCCGACCGCGCGAAAGTGGGCCGCGCGGTCGGCCGTCAGGCATCCCCAGCAGGCGCGGGGATTAGGCTCCGTTGGAGCGGTAGGACGAGACGTACTCGAGCACGCCCGCGCCGCAGTCGTCGACGATCCGGAACTCCATCCCGTCGGTGTCGAAGCCCTCGCGAAGCGCGGTCGACGGGCCGTTCTGCCCTTGGAGTTCGGCGAACTCGATGATGTCCGCCTGCATCGGATCGCAGAAAACGAACCAGCAGGTCGCGCCAACCGTCGGGATCGCGTCCAGGCGAGGCTCGACAATCCGGTTCGTGAACCAGCCTTGGAACGGGTTCACGCTCGACGATTGATTCGGCTGAATCGGAGTCGTCAGCGTGTACATGGTGACCTCGAGAGTCGTCGGGACTGCGATCGTCTTCGGAACGAGGTTGAGGATCGTTCCTTGGCCGTCGGTTTGCCGACGCATGGCCCCGAGCGCAGCGCCCAGGCCCGCGGCCGCGAGCGCGGAACCGCCGCCGGTGCCGAGGTTTCCGTGGGTCGCGTGGTGGAGCGCGACCGTGTCCGACATCGCCGCGTTGGCGACGATCAGACCCCAGACCATATCGGCGCGGTTGTCGGCCGCGCGGCGGCCCATTTTCTCGCCGATTGCCTGGAACGCGCGCATGTCGTCGTTGACGAAGGCCTTGCGGGTAAAGGCCCAAATCGCGCCGTAGGTGTCGATCGCGTAGCCCTCGGCCGTGTCGACGAGCTTCCCGCGCGGGAACTCCCCGTGCTCGTTGACCTTCGACAGACCCGAGCCCAGAGAAACCTGGATTCGTTTCTGCGTCTTGAAGTCCGCGACCTCGGTCCGGCGGGTGATCGCCTCCCACGTCCTCGGCGAGGACTCGTAGGCCTGGCGCATGTTCTTGTTTTGCACGTTCG